TATGAAAACCCATCGCTCCAAGGCCAACCGCCCGTTCTCTATATGCACTATAAGCGGCTTTTGCAAACCCTGTTTTATCTGATTCCACATAGTTCATAAACTCCTGTAAGTTATTAGCTGACACAACCATGCCGTTATCAATCAGAGCATTATCAATAAAGTGCTGAATGATATTATCCAACATGGTAATCAGATCATCAATGAACTTCTCATCGTCCTTCCACTCATCAAAGTATTCTAGGTTAACACTTGACAAGCAGCACACTGCTGTACGGTTCTCACTGGTCGGTAGAGTGATCTCAGAGCATAAGTTACTCTGGCGTACCTCTAGCCCTAGTTCCTTCTGTTCAGCCGGTAGAGCCTCGTTACAGCGGTCTAGGTTAACGATATAGGGTTCACCTGTTTCTGCTCTGGTGTGGATCAACTGCCACCACAAGTCCCTTGCTGACACAGTCTTGACTGCTTGGTTAGACTTAGGGTCAACTAAACGCCAAGGAGAGTCACTCTTGACAGCCTCAAGGAACTCATCTGTAACTGTGATCCCATTGTGTAGGTTAAGACACTTGCGGTTAAGGTCACCACCAGTGGTCTTACGCATGGCAATGAATTCTTCTACCTCTGGATGGCTGATGTCCATGTAAGCTGCGTAAGATCCTCTGCGAGTAACACCTTGGTTAAACGCAAGCATCTGACTGTCAACTACATGCATGAAAGGGATGCTACCAGTAGACTGACTGCCGTTAGCAGTAGAAACACCGTTACTTCTAACATCACCCCAATATCCACCCAAGCCTCCACCTCCACTTGCCAACCAAATGTTCTCATCGTAGTGGTCAGAAAGACCCCGCCTTGAATCAGGAACATAATTGAGGAAGCAGCTAATAGGGAGGCCACGAGTGGTTCCCCCGTTGCTAAGTATAGGAGTGCTAAAACCGAACCAACTCTTGCTTGCGTAGTTATAAAGTCGCTGTGCAAGATCGTAGTCAGTATTGCCTTGATACGTTGCACCATAGACGGACGCTCTTGCGAAGGCTTCTTGTGCATGTGTTTCATCTCCCCATAAGTATCTGTCTTTGAGAGTTTCTAGGGAAAACTTATTTAGCTGTTCGTCCCTGTCGTAGTCAATCTGGATACCCAAGTAATCCTGTACGCCTGTTTTATTTATCACCCGGATGCTCCAACATATAATTCATCATTCGTTCTTCGTACCATCTAGCCTTGCGTAGGTCTTCGATAGGCTTACCTTTGTACCTGAATCTCCAAAGATACTTCAGGGCATTTCCACGTAGGTAACCAATGTACTCATCATGAGTCAGCATACCTTGGATAGCTTCAATGCACTCTATGCTACCATTGTTGTAATGCTCTGGTCGGTTAACTGCATCGTAGCTCTTAGACATAGCTTTCTCAGAGAACCTTGGATGCTCATTGGGCGCATCATCATCGTCTACTGTCTTAAATGACATCTTGTTCCATTCCTCTGGAGTAATGTTATCAATACTCATCCCATTCATCTCCATTTGTTTCTTCTTCAAACTGGTGTAGCCTGTTGATAAACTTATCCTCAAACCTGTCCAGCAGTTCTTCAGCGGAGATGTCCAATGCTTCTAGTATATCATCAGCATCGTACCGCTTCAACACTCTCTCCTTAATCTCATCCATTGTTAGTGACATGATCTACATACTCATCAACTGTGTAAAATTCAAAACCTTCCTTGTGACACCACTGCCCCATGGTAATCTTAGATCCTTTCCTGACCTTCTTGTTAGGGTCTGACAGGACAAAGATTAGTTTAGTGGGTGCTATACTATCCCGTATGGCTGTGTACTTCTGGGTGTCCCCTGTCCTAAAGAAGCCTTTAGTCTCAATGTAGTCCCCAGTTTTCTTATCAACAAAGTCTGGCTTGTATTTCCTGTGCATCACGTATGGTACATCGTAGGGTTCGTACAAGTATCTACGCTTTGGCGCTGCTTGTGCAAACTTCTTCTCCAGCCCAGAGCGATAGATGCTAGTTCTCCGTGATCTCTTGGACTTTAGGCTCATTTACTACCTCCGTTAGGAATCTTGGGCCAGTTGAGTATAAGAATGTACGCAGCTTAGGGTAGCAAGCATGTTTGAAATGGCAGTAGGAACAACCTGTAGCCAGCTTCATGTTACCAGACTTACCATCAGGCACTGGTTTGTGACACAGCTCAGGTGGTTCCTTCTGCTGTACCATCTTCTTGATGTGCTTGATACGATCCGTTATATCGCTCTTAAGGACTTCATAGACAGGCGCTTGTGTATCTCTGAGGTTGTACTTCAGATATGTCAAGTGCCCATTGGCCTTGTCCATAGCCAGCCAGCCTACCTCTGACTCACCTTCAGACTTAGCGTACCCCTTGATCTGATCGACGTACCCAAAGGGGTCATCAAATGCAAGTGTAGCATCTTTGAACTTCTTGAATCCATAGGTACTGGCAGACTTAACGTCAGTCACTACACCATCAATCTTGCAGTCCATGCTACCTGAGATACCTTCTACTTCTGCATGTGCCTGCTCATGGGTCACTGTATGGCCTGCTAGACGCACAAACAGTAGCAGCATTTCCTCAATCAGGTGACCGTACATGAACTTCACAAGGGTATGTGGCTGCATCTTCTCCTTTGGCCCTACATTGTTGTAGTGGTTCCAAAGGTAACGATCATCCTTACCGATGTTGGACATGCGTAGCTTACGCGCATCGAACTTACCACGTTGGGTAAACTCCTTACGCATAAGCTGCTTACATGCTTCACCAAAGTCATCAATGATCTGTTCAGCGTCCACTGACTTGTCAGGTGACTTGAACTTCATTAGGTCATAGATGTCATCTATTAGTGTGTTAGTTGTTTTCATTGGTTTCTCTGTGATTTAAAAAACGAAGTTTCCTAGTATGGGGGTTGAAGCCTAACAGCCTTACATTTAATTCTTTCTGTAGCTCTGTCCTCCCTGAGCCACCAAGGTCACTTACTCTATCAAGATCCCCGTTACGGGCATGGAGAGTTTTCACATCAATCAAAATAATCTCATTGGTTTCTAGGTTATGGGCTATCATATCCACAGGGCCAGTTGATCCTGCATTCATGTACACCTCATAGCCCCCATCCCACAGCCAAGTCACTGCATAATACTCAGCTAAGTCACCCTTACGGTTTGAATCAGTGAGTGTCTGCCCAGCTCTCTCCGACTTGGTACTCTCCTGTGAGTTTACAGTTAAGCCCAAGTTCAATTCCTGCTGCTTCCAAACAGGATACTGCAAGTCTTCCGTACTTGTCTGCTTGAGATTGCCTGACTTCTGCTTGGACTTCATCATGGATGTTCCCAACAAAATAATAATCTAAGTTCCATAGTATAGCATACTCCTGTAATAAACACAAGGCTTTTTTCATGACGATTGCACCGGCACCCTGAAGCAATGTATTCAGTGCTGCGTGTTCTGATCGTATGTACAGCCTTCTGCCATCTAATCCATAGATCCAACCTTGCCCTGCTTCTCCAGCAACTCTGTCCTTAAGATCTGCAAATGCTGGGAGATTAGACATAAATCGTTCTCTAAGTTTTTTACCAGCTTGTTGGCCTCCACCTGCCACTGTTCCAAGTTTTGCATCTCCTGCTCCGTACAGGAGTGCGTAGATGAAAGTTTTTGCTTGATCTCTTGATTCAAGTTCTGCAAGGTGTTGGTTAGTTGTGTGTATATCGCCTGTAACGACTGCATTAGTGTACTCCTTATCGTCCATGTAGTGCGCCAACATACGTAGCTCTAGGCCACTAGCGTCAAAGCCCACAAGTTTGTACCCCGGCCTAGCAATCCAGCACTGTCGGCATTCCTTGCCATACGGTGAGTAGCTTGCAGGCACTTGGGCCAAGTTAGGTTTAGAGTGTGTCATCCTGCCTGTAACAGCACCATTGGTGTTAACGTAGCCATGTACTCTGTCTGTGTCTGGGTTAGCTTCATCTACCCATGACTGCACTTGAGCCACTCGCTTTTGTAACATCAGGTACTCAGCAATCATCGCTGCCTGTGGTATGTCCTTGACGGTAGACAGGACTGATTCATCTACCATTGGCTGACCTGTGGGTGTTAGCTTGCAGGGCTTCCATCCAAAGTCAATCAGGTACTCACCTATCTGCTGTCTTGAGCCAAGGTTAAATGGCTTCAAGGCTCTACGCATGAAGGGTGATCTATCACCGGAGTCCAGTACCTTTTGGTATTCATCGTCAGTAAGTCCAACCTTTGACAGGCTGCCATCCTTCTTGGTCTTTGGCACTACCTGTTTAACGTCCACCCACTTAGGTTTGAATACCTCATGCACCTCATCCTCAACAGCCATCTTGCGTTCCTTCAGGGTAGCAAGTAAGTCAGCAGCATGTCGGACATCCAGCAGCCAGCCGTTACGTACCTGCTCCTGTATGATCCACTGCACCTCATGCTCAAGGTCAATGGAGTCTTGACTGAACTTGAGTAGCTCTAGCTTGAGCTTATTGTATGCCTGCTCTGTGACACGTACATCTTGGATGCAATACTCTACCATCTCAGGCGATAGGCAAGTCCAGTCATCATGGTCACCTTTACCACCAAAGTTAGCCAGCTTGTGTCCACCCTCACGTTGAGGATTAGCAAGCCTAGATAGC